TGGGATGATATTAGAATTGATAATGTTTTGCCTTTCAAAGAAAGCAGGGATGAAGATGATGAAAAGCATGTTCACCCTCTGCAACTTGATGTAATTGATAGGTTGGTGGAATTATACAGCAACCCGAACGAATTAGTATTAACTCCATTTATGGGTGTTGGTTCGGAAGTTTACAGCCCTGTTTCAATGGGTAGAAAAGCAATCGGAATTGAACTGAAAGACAGCTACTACAAGCAGGCCATATTAAATATTGCCGATGCCGAAAAAAGGTTTCAAAACATTGAACATCCAACACTTTTTTAATCATGATCATCCACTACTGCGAACAGGGCAGCCCGGAATGGCACGACCTGAGAATAGGCAAAATAACCGGATCAGGAGCAGATCGATGCGTTAAGGCTAAATGGCTCGACTATGCCGACCAGTTAGCAGCCGAACGATTAACCGGACAATCCGATATTGATGACGGCGGCTTTGAGTCGTTCGATATGTTACGCGGCAAGGAATTAGAACCGATTGCCAGGGCCGAATATGCCCGGCGCGTTCAGGCCGAGATTGAAGTATTCGGATTCGTCCAACCGGACGATATGCCATACTTCGGTATGTCTCCGGACGGTATATACAAAGACGGAACAGGTGCAATCGAGATCAAATCACCGCGCAGGAAAAAGCATATTCAATACATCCGGCACGATAAGATACCGGCTGAACATCTCGGGCAGATTATTTCGATATTTATCTGTTCGGAATCAATCCAGTTCGTTGACTTCATTTCGTATTGCCCTGATTTACCACAATGGCCTATGTGGGTCAAGCGATTGAAACGGGATGATGCAGCCGGGCTGATTGAAGAATATCGAACTGAAATAGTCAAAACCAACAAAGCCGCAGATAAGTTAGTCGAGCGGATCAAACAAGGCAACCAATTTTAACCATGTTCAAACATCGCCAGTTAATCGAGCGTGTCGGAATTGATCGGCTTCAAACAGTCCGAAACTTCCAACCGTACCGATTCCATTCGTACAAAGACGGCAAGATCAAACTGTTCGGGTCTGATCGGCTCTATTGCCCGAAAGACTGGCAGGCGTATTTACCGGAAATTCAAATAGAAAAAATCAAATCGAAATGGGATTAACAGGCACTTACAATTTTTCACACACGCGAAAATATGAGCGTGAAAAGTACCGCAAGATCGGACTTGCCATAGAGCATTACGTTTGGAATGACGGCAACATAACTTTGACTGAATGCAGTAAAATGTTTGGGCTGCCTCCGTCATGCTTACAACAGGCGTTAAAGGCATATTACGGCGATGGAAAGAAGCCTGTCAGAGTATCGTTCCACATTCAGCCGGATGGGTCTATGCGCACCGAAGCGACTACGTTGGCTTATTACGAATGAATCTCAAAGGCGCGTTAACAATCCTATCCAAAATGCACAGGTTTACTCTGGTGCATGAGTATCAATTCGATCCGTGTCGAAAGTGGCGCTCTGATTTTTACATACCAGAACTGAACGTATTGATCGAATATGAAGGCTTAGGAGTTGGATTGAATAAAAACCGGCCAGGAGGCCATCAGACGGTCAAAGGCTACACGGCCAACTGCGAAAAGTATAATCGGGCCAGTCTGTTAGGATTTAAACTACTTCGGTACACCGCGTTAAATTACCATGATGTTTTTAAGGACTTGGAATATTTGTTATCTTTGTAACGGTCAGAGGTCGAAGCCTGGTCGCGTTAAAAACTTTACCGCCCTGAGAGGGCTGCGAGGCAAAGGGAAACCTGAGCCGCTTCGACCGCAGCTTTTTCAGGGCTTTTTCAATTATGGATAAAAAATCGTTTGTAGTTTACCACGATTTACTGGAAACACTACAATTCATGCCTGAAGAAATGGTAGGCAAGCTGTTTATGACTATGCTCAGGTACAGCGCAAATGGTGAAGCATTGCAGCCAACCGATCCGCTATTTTACATTTTCAATCCGATTAAATTACAGATTGACCGCGATAAGTCAAAGTACCAGACCATCGTACAAAAACGAAAGGAAGCCGGTAAAAAGTCAGCAGCGGAACGTGAGAAAATGAAAGAACAAATTTCAACACTTGCTAACACAAGTAAACACATGTCAACAAATTCAACTGATAATGATAATGATAATGGTAATGTAAATGGTAATGTAAATGATAATGAGAGTGAGATAAACAATAAGGGGGCGCAACCAGGCATGAACGAAAAAATGAACGGACTGAAATTTTACGTTCAGGACAACATACCGGGAGCGGATGAGAGATTTGGGTCGAAACTGAAACCCTGGTTTACAAACTGCACAAAGGATGAATTTATTGACAGGGTTGAAAAGTTTCAGGAGTTTTACCCGCCTTTGTTCCTACGCGAGTTTACAGACCATTACCTCCAAGAAAGCCATTTAGGGGGATTTACAATTCACCATCAGAACAACTTTGACATGGAAACCAAGCTCAGGAAGTGGTGGAATCAGTCAGATATGCAGAAAAAGTACGCTGATGTCAAATCGCATAACGTGAAAAAGATATGATCAACCTGGAACATCACATCATTGGTCAGATTATCATCAGTTCAGACTGTTTTGATCAGTATTTCGACACGCTAAAACCAGCTTACTTTGAAGATCAACTTTGCCATGAATTGACACTAATCGGGCATAACCTGAAAAAGAAAGGGCAAAGGCTTAACATACTGGCAGCCATCACAGCATTGAAGGCATCGGGTAAATTGCAGGAATTAGGAGGCGTTAAGAAAGTAACTGAACTTACCGCTTCGGTCGGATCAACAGCCAACATTGAACATGATATTGCCTGCTTAGTTCAGGAATACGTCAGAAAGCGAATGTTTGCACTCACATCGGAAGCGCACGTTAAAGCAGCCGACAATATACAAGACCCAATACAAACAGTCGGATGGCTAACAAAGCAGCTTCAAGAACTAACAGCATTACAAATTGGAACCGGTGGAAGCGAAAATGTCAATAAGCTATTCGACCAGGCAAACGATGTTATTCGGAAAAGAAACAAAGCATACAAGGCCGGAGAGTTATTAGGCATACCAACCGGATTTGCAAAGTTGAATCAAGAAACCGGCGGATGGCAGCAAAAGGAACTGATTGTCATGGGAGCAAGGCCAAAGATCGGCAAAACAGCTCTACTGCTTCACCATGCTATCGAAGCCGCAAGGGCCGGAATACCTACGGCAGTGTTTACTTTGGAAATATCGGCAATATCCGTAACAAACCGATTGATCACAAACGCATCGGCATCAACGATTGACCCGCGAAAGTTCAGAACTGGATCACTGAGTGATGAAGATTTTAAAACATTGGACGTTACAGGCTCTATATTGAAAGATTACCCTATTTTCATATCAGATACTTGCCGGACAGTCAAAAGCATAAGAAACGAAGTAAAACGACTAAAAGACGAGCATGATATTAAGTTCGTACTGATCGACTTCATTCAAAAGATTCAATCGGATTCAAGGCATCAGAATCGTGAACGCGAAGTTTCGGCAATTATCGATGATCTTACATTCATGGCAATTGATCTGGATGTGGCTTTATTAGCAATTAGCCGGGTGAATAGAGCAGTCGAATCCAGACCGGATAAGAGAGCATTTATATCCGATCTTCAGGATGCTGGAACAATCGAATCAAACGCTGATATGATTATTCTTCCATACCGAAACGGAGCGTACGATCAGGATGATCACAGCAATTCTATCGAGTACACTGTTAAGGCGTATCGGCATGGAGAAACATTTACATTCGACATTTACCATGACAAGTACATGGCCAGGTTCAGCGAAGAATCAAACAGGTTCTCCAGTTCAGAACTACCAAAACCAAAACAAACCGTTAATTTTCGCGACTTTTACCATGCGGAACGATTAGGCGATGATGAACAATTTTAAAACAAAACAATAAAAACCAAGCATTGACTGGTCGGAAGCGTAATTTTGATAATTCGATCCGATTGCTTTAACTTTGCCATTATGACCACATTTAAGATCATTGCGCTTTACATCGTGCTGAAACTTATCGGGGGTAATCGTTATGAGTGAAATTTTATCATTCAAGATCAGTCGAATAAAGCCGAACCCGAAAAATCCTCGCACGATTCGGGATGAGAAATTCGAGAAGCTGAAAAAATCAATTCAGGACTTCCCGGATATGCTTTCAAAGCGACCGTTGATTTGCTTTACTGATACCGATAGCAAACTCGTTGTGCTTGGTGGCAATATGCGACTTAAAGCTGCAAAGGATTTAGGATTAAAAGAACTGCCCGTAATACTCGCAGATGGATGGACTGAGGAACAAAAAGCGGAATTCCTAATTAAAGACAACTTAGGCTTCGGTGAATGGGATTGATAGCAATGTGACAATGCCCCAAAAAGCCCACGCCAGCCACGCCAGCAGGCGGTCAGGTGTATACTTTGTTGGGCGGCGAATATTGAATCCAAGACGCTTCCCCTCTGCGATGATGCCATCATACATATCAACTAACTCAAAATCACCTTTTTCGGAGTTCCAAACATGTTTTTTCGCCATGATTATTTTCCTTTCGTTATGCGTTGAGCAAGTCCGCCCAACGGCTTGCGTTAGCGGTTGGCGATTGCGCCAAGCATCACCGAAAGCCAACGGCGGAAGCCAATCCGCTGCACGCTGTGTTGGGCGGAAATTGGCTCGTAAACCATGAACTCATAAACCCAAACGCCCCATTGGAATATGAACTCATAGACAATATTGTTGCTGAT